AATTAGAACTAATTATTTTTATTTAATTTTAAGGCTCTTAATAAGTGGAACCGGGAATAATATAGAATGTTTTCAATTTGCGGTCATTAGCGCGGGTTTCATTTAATATTCAATACTAGCATTTTACCCTCCTCCTTAAAACCCATCTTTAATATATCCCTTATATTATCATCTATATACTTGTTTCTCTTAACTTCAACTATATAGTTAGGTAGATTCGTGAGATTCTCAAATGTTCCTTTTTTATCTTTCTTAACCTCGTAATCAAAATCTCTATCTATTATACTCTTTATATTAGATATAGTATTTTTAACTCTATCCTCCAAATTATAGGGAAATTCATATTTGGGGTGATTATTTGGCACCATCATATAGGTCATCTTATTGCCATCTTTAGATGTGCTATATTTCTCTAAATACATTAATAAGCTCATAATATAATTACACATATTATCCCTAGTTGTTAATTTTTCGACTGGTTCCAACTCTTTTACGTGTTGTTTGAGTTTCTTAATAGTATTTAACAAATAGTCTTTATCTTTCGAGCTGGCGCATACTGCGCCAGTCATACTATATATACCCGTACCACGTTTCTTATCGCCTGTTTTCTTAAGGGGAGGGCGGATTTTAAATAAATCGTCACTACTATAAGATAATTTATTGGTATTCATACTAATAATACCAACTATATGATTCTCATCGCGTTTATTATAATAATCCATTACACTTTCAAAATCATATTCTCTCTTAGTGGTTGTTTCTATCTTCTTTACTACGACATCATCCTTGATATTTTTACCGTGTTTCATTTCAACATAATTTTTAACTGGAGTCATATTTTCAGTTTTAGTTTCATAATTAACACGATAATACATTGGAATATTCTCATTATCATCAAATGGCTGAAAGATATAATATTTCCCGCGTTGGATTATATATCCAGGTCTGTTAAATTTATCATAAATTGTATCTTTAAAATTATTATAATCATTTTCTGTTTTAGGCATCATCTCCTCCAATGCCTTATCAAGAAAATAATCATCAAATAATTCCTCTTGATGTTTTTTATATGATTTTTTAATAACTTTTAACATTTCATCATAGGTATAAACGTGTTTAAATCTATACATATCTTTTAATTTATTCTTAACCACATCAATTTCTGATTTCGCAAGATTCTCGTGAAATGTACCCATATCCACATCTTTACTATCCATATTTTTATATGCTCCTGACTTTTCATCATAATATAAGTTATTTAATTTACTATCACGACATTTAAAATCGCATTCTTGAAAGTCGCATAAAGCAGGGCATACTTTTTTACCTGCTCGAACATTTTCAAGAGTTGGTTCAACACATCCTTTATATTTATCTATTTCTTCGGGGAACTTATTTCCTTGAAGTAATAATGGGCAATCAATTGCAACTTCTTTCATTAATCTCTCTACGCGTTTCACAAGAATATATTTTAATTCGGCTTTTTGATATAAGGTTTCATCTGTAGATAATCCATTTTTAATCCCCACAACATAACGATAAACATTAACTTTGGGGAATTTATACGCATCTGATATAACATTCATATGTTTGCACATACGAATACCGCGTCCAATAACTTGGTCTACTTTACCCAAATTATAATGTACATCAAGAATATGGATTTCTTTGGTATTTTCCAAAGTGATACCTTCATTCATAACCTTACTCCCAAGAACAAATTTAAGATATTTACCCTCTTTATTATTAACATTATTGAAAACCGTTCTTATAATTTTTTGTTTAATTTCTGGAACATCCTCACCTGATTCATCCACTCCACCTGTAATAACAATAAATGTGGCTGGATGGAAATCACTTGCATTTTTCTTTTTCTTAAATTCGCCATATGGTAAACCTGTTCGTGAGTCAATTGTACTATCCGTAATATTGTATTGTGAATTATCCTCCATATATTCCAAATAACCATTCATACGTAATGCCTCTGCAAATAATTCAATCCCGCCAGCCTTAACCAAGTTGCTATAAATAAAGGCGGTTGATGAACCTTTCTTACCCTCTACTAAACGATTTAATTTCTTTATACATTTATAGAATTTAGAAGAAAAATGTTTTATATATTCCAGTTTTAAAATATTACCTGTTATATTTTTATTTTCTGCTTCGGCTATAAAATTCCCCAAATCTTCTTTTTTTATTTTCCCATCAAATATCTTTTTATTTATTTCCTTTATTAATTCTTCTTTATTTGATAAATTATTAATAACTCTTATTAAACCTTCATTACTATGATAACCCTTTAATTTACCATTAGTATCAAGCCCAGGATAAACAAAGTTAGCCGCAGCGGAAGATGCCCTATCAAGTGTATCATCAAAATTCTTTGTTGCGTCGGTATATGTGTTTAATTGAAAATCCTTCATTTTTGCTCTTACTACTGGAGTAAATAATAAACCATCTGATATTTTCCCTTTATCGATTCTATCAGCAAATGTATAGGGTATATTACCACGAAAAAATGACACATAACCGGTTGCCATTTTTTGGAGATACTCTTCTCCACCTGGTTTAAACTTCATCAAATAATTTTTCTCTCCGGTGAAAATCATATCACGTTTTATCTGGTCGTTCAGGGGACGGAGGAAATTAAGCATATCTACAATATCATCAGCAAGATTCTTCATCGGAGTGGCAGATAATAAAACCAATCTTAAATTTTTAGAATTTTTAATAATTTTCTTTAACGCCTCACCGTACTCATTACCAGTAATATTATGTGCCTCATCAACAATTAATAAACTATTATCCATATTAGTTATTTTATCAACAACAACCTCACGTTCAAATTCACCTTCATCTGTTTTTTTATAAGATGTTTTTATTCTGGCGCCTTCTGTCATTTCTCCCACTATTTTCTTTTCAGCTATTTTTTCACCTAAAACCTTTTTATAAAATGTTTTATAGGATAATATTTTATAATATTGTAAAGCATTATAAATCCCTATTTTTCTTTCTCTTTCTACTTCTGCTGGAGTCATTTGTTCTAACATTTGTTTATTTTTAAGATAGGTTTCACCGGTACAAAATAATAATTCGCTTTTAAAGTTTTCCCTAATATTCGGTCCAGATGTAAGAACATATATTTTTGTATTATATTTAGATACTTGTTCTTTGAATTGTTCAGCAATAGATATAGCGGTACAAGTTTTACCTGTCCCTGTACCGTGCATTAAGAGAATCCCACGATATGGATTATCAGGAGAAAGAAAATTAGTTGGAATAATTTGTTGCTCTCTTAATTTGAAGTCGCCTTTACATACATCATTACGATATGCATCGATTTCTTCATATGTTTCCATCTTCATACGAGGTGGTATTTTATGGTAATAATATTCTCTTTTTTTAAACATTTTCAACTGGAAATCATTATCATCCGGTTCTGGACTATAACTCATATTATTATAATCGTTAAAAAATAATTAAATTATATATACTTATTAATGATTAGAGATAGAATTATTAAAATAAATGATATGATTAGAAAAATTAAAGATAAGCAATTATTAAAAGATGTTTTTAATATTGCTTTACCTGATTTACAATCTAATGGTGAAAGTAAATATTCAGTAAATGATAACGGGATATTTTTTGATTTAAAATTATTATCTGATGTAACATTAGAAAAAATAGAAGAATTATTAAAACAAAATATTTCAACTGAAACAGATAGTGTGACATTTAGTATGCATTGCTCGGATGATGATACTGTGGAAAGAAATATAGTTATTAAAAAGATATAATTCCTAAAACGGAATAATCCGTTGAATCATATCATACTCTCCCAATATCTGCAATAAGTGGATATAACCACTCGTATGAAGAAAACCCTTATCTTTTCTTATTAATTCGTTACAATTTATAATAATATTTTTAAGTGGTTTCATTATCGCTTTCTTCGTAATATTTTGTTTATTGGTAATATTAAAATCCATATGATAAGACACATAACAATCAATTGGGATATATGTTTTATGGTTTTTACAATAGATTTTATTATTTTTAATCATCTTATTATCCATCATAACAATATCATATGTATCTTTCATTGTCATAATATTATTCGGTTTCACAATTGTATTTATAATATAATGAGCAGGAAGAACATACGTATTATCATCCATCTTGGCAACAATACCACGTAATTTATTATCACTATTATAAACTGGCATACCTACATTGATGTTATCATTACTATTAAAAACATGATACATTATGGTTGGATTATTGGGTATCATATTTATTGGTAGGAATATGTTGCTATTTAGTTTCATCTCAGTGGGCTTGCTTGATGCTCCGCACAAGTATAATGAACCACATCGTGCTCCGCACAAGTATGATTCATTGTAGTCAATTTGTTTTTCGTTAAAATGGCAAAAAACAAATTGATTTTTAAGAGGAAAGAGAACTGGAATAATAAGAAGGTCATTCCTTTTTGACAAGATATAATTATCAATTTTTGGAATACTCTCAATATGGATACTCTTAATTGGAAGCCCCATATGGACACTCACAATATAATACATATCCTTATATTTTACAGTGAAACCATATAGGTCTATGTTTATAATATCGTCTGTAATATTATCAATAACTAATTTTATTGGTATCATTAATAATATAGATTATGTATTTTAATTAATTTTAATCAATTTTTTAATATATTCCTGAATCGTGGGAAACTCCATATTATTAAGTGGAAAAGTATTAAGATTATAAATAAAAGATGAATTAGATACAGTCATTATAAAACGGTCCCAATCACTACCATTATATTGAGTTAAAATGTTATCTCTATAATATGAATTTTTAATATTAGTTTCGTTATAATGAATTGGATAATATATTGGAATCATTTTAGGGTTAATATTATAAATAATTGATATATTCTCATTACGGTAACTATAATATCCAATCATCCCACCAATCATATTACATAGTGTATTATTATATTTAATTTTTGGAGGAATAAATAATTGTTTTATAATACATTCTTTCATATTCATATTTATATACTTATTATTAAATGATACACATAAATACAATGGTTGTGCCATAAAAAAACATATATTTAATTTTTCCTCAACAGTATTTTGTAATACTAATCGTATCATATTAGAATATAATTTCTTAGTCCATTTAAAAACACTGATTTCTCCATATTCTTCATCATATTCTAATTCAGCAGATAATATTTTAATAACAACAGTAACTAAATAATCATAATAATCCATTATAACTTTATAATTAAGATAATATTCAGTGCAGATTTTATTTATCATATTAATATTATTATTAATATCGTCCATTAACATTTTTCTGAATTTATTTGAGTATTTAATCCAACTTAAAAATCCCTTAGTGGTGTCTAACATCCCATTATTATATAAATGATTCATAATATCCAACGATTCTTTAATGCTATTAAAATTTTTATTTTTAAATTTTGTAACAATATCATCATAATAACCCTTAAACATCATCATTATATTGGGTTTATTATGAACTGTATAAACATATAAATTAGGTAGTTTTTTCCTTAGCATTGATACTATATAATAAATTGATGTTATATCCGAATCACTTTTAAATATATCATACATATTTTTAAAATTATCACTGGATGCTATACTAGAAGGTAGCATATTACAACTTTTAATCATTGATATCACTTCAATGCATTCAAAATTTATATCAAATGCTGATGCTAAGAGCATTATCGCCGCATCTTTTTCCATAAAATCTTGTAACTGGACTATTCTTAATATCTCATTAATTTTATCAAAATATTCTGTTTTAACGTATAAATTTTTTTCTTCTCTTTCAGATAAATCAACTGGTACATATAATAATTTTGTTTTTGTTATTTGTAACATTGTGTTAAAATTTTCAAATTTAATTTTATCAGTTACTTTCTCTTCTGCCATAATTATATTTCCCAATATATTTCTCGATATTAGATTTTCAAATGGGTGAATTATATAGAATAATCCAAAACTATCAATTAATGGTTCAAATTGGTATCCATCGACTAATCGGTTTAATTGTAATGGTAATGTATCCTTTTGTAATTCATTAAATGGATAATAATAGGATGGGTCGATTGGTTCAAGAAATGGCATAAATTGTTCTATTAACAATTGATATATATTATATACAATTACATTGGAATTAGGATCTGTATTTAAAAATACATTATTTATAGCATTAGTATGAAAATTATTATATAAATAGGGTGTTAATTCTGGTTCCATAAATATCATTTTGTTATCATACATATATTTACTAGCCATTTTAATAAATGTCGAATGGAAATCAGTCAATGTTATACCATATTTTGGTTTAATATGTAATCTTTTATTTTTTCCATATAAATAATATACAGTACCTTCTGCCACACGACCCACACGACCCTTTCTTTGAATACGACTTGATTCAGATATATGTTCAACGTTAATACTCATCGTATCATTTATATTATCATATCTGCTCACATTCGCAAATCCAGTATCAACCACATAACGCAAACTCTCTATGGTAATTGATGCTTCTGCCACGTTAGTTGCAATTATAATTGCTCTTTTATATGTTCCCTCGGGTACAGCCTTTATATCATAATATGTATCACTCCATTCTTCAGCAATATTTTCTTTTTTATTTCTAATCATACCAACGGTTACGTGAATATTTGAAATTATATCACGATATTTTGTGTGCATTTCTGAGTAAAAAGGTAGTGCAATAACATTAGATGGTATAATACGATTTAATTCTCTGACGGCTGATTTAATTTCTTCCTTACCAATGGAGAACAATAATATATCTCCAAAAACGGATGTATTGCATATCATCTTAATAATATTATAACTCTTAGTTTGTGCAAGGTTTAAATTTTTCCTCATATCATCTGTAAATTGTTTTTCTATATTTTCATCATAATATTCAGTTATTTTATATGAATATGATTTTTTGGGAATGGAGATATGAATTCTTCTATCCAAATAAATACAATCTATAAAATAATCTTCTGTTCTTGTAATAGGATTTAATAATAATGGTTGTTTAACTGGATGTACTATATTATCATTTATTAATTTATAATAACTTCGATAAATTGGTTCATCATCATCCATAGTTGCAGATATAATCATTAATCTTACACTATTATTATACATACACGTTTGTCGCATTAAGGTTAAAATTACATCCATATTAGTATTATGTTCGTGTGCTTCATCAACCATAATTACATCGTATGTATTTCTTATGCCCAATATATAATTTAAATCATTTGTTTTTGCCTTTGCTCGTTCTTTCATAAATGGATTTGTTATTAATTCCTCTAATAAGGTACCATCAGTTACCATCTTTAATGTTAAATGATTACAATTATTTTTAATATGATTATCTTTCTGATGCTTATATTGAACAAAATATTGGTCTGTTTTATATTCAACATTCAAATTATCATTATAGACAATATCAACACCTAATTCTTTTGATATACGTTTTGCATTATCTTGAGTTGGCGGAATACGTGGCTGTGTACATATAATCCTACCATTATTTTTATAGTCATACATTTTAAGACAATACATTGTTAATTTAGGTACTTGAGTTGATTTACCCGTACCAGTCGAACCAGTTACATACATAACAGAATGATTTATATAATGATTAAAGAAATTAAGCTGGCTGACCCAATCATTTGCATAAAAAGTATAATGAACCATTGCTTCGGTTAATATTTCATCATAAGTAAAACGCCCATATTTTTTCAATTCTTTGTATGGTTTATTTGTCAGATAATAATTACAATCAAACATATTCATATTATTTTTAAAAAACTTTTTAAGTCTCCCCTTAATTAATTTCTTTTCTTCATTTGTATCCGATGTAATAATATAACTCTCATCTGTTACTTCTAAATTAATATTAAATTTTGACAATAAACCATTGTCATTTAAATATTCCCAAACCAAATCATATTTGATAGTATTCCACGCATTACTAATATTATTCATAACATTACCAATATTTGTTGTACCTTCTTGTCTTATTAAATTTTGTCTTATTCTAATCCAATTGGTATCATCACTATTAAAGGTAGCTACGAATCTTTCCACATAATATCGGTTAAGTGCCTTATAATTTGACCCAAGAAAAGCAAAATCATCTTTAATTATATCGTGACATAATAATTTAGCAATATTATAAATATTTTTAAGATTAATACCATCGTGAATATTAAATCGCTCCATATCAATCTTATTATTTTTTATTAAATATTTTGCATATGGTGATGTTTGAAAAATATTCATAACCTCCTTCATATAATTCCATATATGCGTTATGTCTATTTTTTCTAATACATATAATACTTGTTCATTCGTGATATTATTAATTTCCATATCACTCGGGTCTAAATCAATATTGCTACTATTCACATCTATTCTGAAACTTTTTAATATATCACTAACAATTAATAATTTACTATAATTAAATCGCATAAATGAGAATAAATTTTTTAATATATCTAATTCCCATTCTAAATCTTTATAAATGGGTTGATTATTTTTAATATTAAATATCCATCTGTCAATACATTCACGAAACCATTTTTTACTTGCATCAGTCATTTCATTATAATCGTTCATTTTAATAATAATATCGATATCTATCATCTTATTTAAATATTGCAACATATAATAATATTTACTGTTAATTCTCTTGCAAAATATTACCCACTTTATTTGACGGAAATTATAAAAAAATGCATTTGCATATACATTATAATAATCACCTATCCATAAACCGTTATTAATATGATTATTTATAAATTCAGGATTGTTATTTCGAATATCTTCCTGTAATTTACTTATTTCATTCATACTTGTTTTATAAAAATGGCTATTCTTATAATCTACTAATGGGATAACATTAATCCAATTCACATATAATTTCCCGTTTGTGATTTTAATCGTTTCCAACATTGATATGAAATTCATCTCAATCGCGTGGTAAATGGTATGTTGTCCAGTTGCATATAAATCTAATAAATCAGTAGTTTCATTTAATAATCCGAGTGAGAAATTACTAAAAGGAAAATATCTCTTAATGGCATTAGAACGTTCTAATGATGTTATATTTTTTTCGATTGTTTTCTCATTACCAGCATAAATTATATCTGTTAATTTTGTTATAATATCATAATTATTATCGCCTATATATGGAATAAGGGTTAAACATAAACTGGATATATCACGTCCATCGTTCTTTAACCACTGCTTATAACCGATATCTCTTGGGAAATTATATTTAATACTGATATCTTCAATCATATATAACGTTAATATGTATAATATATTGCTATCATAATTATTTAATTTTGGCATTAATTTTATAATATATTGCTTTACTTCTGAACTAAATGATTCATTTATAAATCTTCTGTGGTTTTTTAGAAAATCATCTACTTGTAATATTAAACTGTCAATCATTATATTTATTCTACAATTTAATTAATTTAATGATGAAAAAACTGATATTATAATTTATTGGGATAAGTGTCCTTAATATTAATATGTCTGAAACATTACCAATTGATATTCATAATAAGGTTGTTATTGAAATTGCCGATACTATTGAACAACAAAAGAAAGATTTAGATAAATTATATGGGGATAAAATTATCGAATTGTGTAAAAATAATCCATCAACTAAAGTTTATACTGGAATTAATACTATTTATAATAACGTTTTTGGCGAAACTAAATTGAAAGACTACCCTCAAAATCCTTCTTATTGGTATGATTATAATAAAGGTAAATTTATCCCAGCAATAAATATGTACCAAGGGAAGATATTTAAGACAATTAATTTTCAAATCTATAATTCGGAATATATTTTTCATAATGAGAGCACATATAAAACATATTTGGAAGCGCCATTTAATCTATTTTTTACAAATAATCATAACCAAAGAACATATACGTATGATGCAGGTTTTAAAGCATTGTCACCTGCATCACCAATTAATACTGTTCAAGACATTAATAAATATAAACTAAATGTGGAGAAATATATGCAAAATACGAATATTTCTATTAGCATTGATGACCACTTGAATATATATTTACCGCAATATAATATTATTATTATTCGAAATTATAGTTCATTTTCATTTGGTTCAATAGATAATATATTTGATATGCATCATATTAGAGTTTATAATAATAAAAATGATGATGATAAAACACTATGTCAATATATACAATCTTTCATTCAAACAATGGCTAAAATAGGTTCAAATGATGAAAGAAATAAAATGAATAATGACCTATTTAATACATTATTTAATTTTATTGAGTATGATACCAAACTTAATAAAATTAAAAAAAATATTACATATATCGATACTTTAATCTCTCAAGGATGTAGCCAACCAGTACAAGAAGAATTAAATAATATTAAAATTAAATTAGCAGATACAATTAAAGAACTAACATATACAAAAGAAAAATTACAATCAACAACAGAAAAATATGAATCAGAATTAAAAAAATTAAAAGATGAACATATTGTAGAAATTGCAAGCAAAGAGGATGAATTGTGTGAAATGAATCATAAATTAAAGAAAACAAAAGAAGAACTAGAAAAATATGTAAATATTATAGTTCCAGATATGAGCCCTGAACAAATGAAATGTAAAATTCAAAATTTAGAAAAAACAATTATGACACTAGAAAATGATTTATCAACTTATAAAGGTGAAATTAGTGTCTATAAGCAATATTATGATACTAGACAAAAATAAATTCTACAATTACAAGAAAATAATATAAATTTGACAGAAATTATCGCTAAAAATCAAATTGATATTATTAGATATGCTAATGAAATAACCAATATGAAAATGTTAAAATCAACAATTACTACTATGACACAGCAAATTAAAGATATGGAGGCTATTAGAGAGGAAGAAAATATAAATTTTAATAAAAAAATAATTGAACTAAATGGGATTATTAGTAATTTGGAGTTAGATAAGATGGAAATGACTAAAAAACTAACAAAAATAACAGAATTAGAAATTGACATTGAGAAAATGAAATTAAGTAAAATTACCGATGATGATAAAATTCAAAAATTAAATGATATGATGCTGAAATTAAATACCGAAAAACAAAGTGTAATTTCAAAATGTGTTCTGTTAAATGATAGAATTATTGAATTGGAAAAACAAAAAGCATCAATTGAAGAAACTATTAAGATTTCTCAATGTAATGAAGATGAATTAAATAAGAAGATTATGACACTTGAAAATATAATTAGTGAAAAAGAAACAGAAATATCTATTATGAAAACAAATAAAATAAGTTCTCTTGAGACAGTTGGTGTGAAAGGAGATTATGAAAGTATTCTATATTCACAAATAAAAGAACTTGAAAATGAGAATACTAAATACAAGCAATTAATTGCGAAAAAGGAAGATGAGATTAAAATAGAAAAGAATAAATATTGTGATTTTGAAAAGAAAATTAAATCATTATTGCAGTAGATTAATTTATTTATAATTAATTTTTATATTTTTTAATTATTATGATGCTGAATTAGATAGTAAACACTTTGAATGCGGTCATATAATACCAGCATCTAAAGGTGGCTCTGAAACAATCGAGAATTTGAGACCAATTTGTAGCCTATGTAATAAATCAATTGGTACCGCGAATATTTAATTATAACAATCCTTAGGATTGTTATAATTAAATATTCGCGGTACCAATTGATTTATTACATAGGCTACAAATTGGTCTCAAATTCTCGATTGTTTCAGAGCCACCTTTA